CACATTTTATATCAGTATTTATGAACATAAAAAAGGGGCTTCCCCTTTCGAGGAAGCCCCATGAGAGGTTAGTCAGAACTTACACCGCCGGGCCAGTAGCACCTTGAGCACCGCGGAGGCTCAGATTTTTCACCGCGAACGTACGGTAGTAGAAGTTACCGCGATCGGCGCCAGACTGAGTGACGGCATTGGCTCCGTTGATCTGATTGACGAAGGGATTCGAAACCACACCATACCGAGTCTTGAAGGCAATCTTCGGCTGGAAGGTGTTCGGATCGATCGCGCGAACCATGGTCAGAGGCACGTACGGCGCGTAGAAGATACCCGCATCATACGGATTTGTTCCACGATAACCGACCGTGATGTAGTCCGTGAAGGAATACGGATCGACGTAGACTTTAATGCGGCCATTCAGAACACCAGCGAAGGTGTTGCCAGTGTCATCGACGTCGAGCTTGGTGGACAGAGCCTGAGCATAATCCAAAGAACCAGCCGCGGCCAGAGCCGAAGCGACGTTCGAGGAACAGAGAATGAAGTTACCCTTACCACGCCGTGTTTCCTTGGCGATCTGGTTGGCTTCAAGTTCGATTGCCATGTGAAGGCTCTTATACCGTTCCGCGGCCCAACGACCATCGGCATCGCGCGCCACGTCGTAGATACCAGTCGTGGTATAACCAAAGCGAGCACCAAGGACGGCTTTCGCATTGATCGTCTCAATGACTTCACGATTGATTTCAAACAGAATCTCCGAGGAGAGAATGTTCGCCAATTCACTCTCGGCATCCAGACCATGAACGGCCTTAAGATCCTGAGCAAGTTCCATCGTGTAAGAAGCTTTAAGAGCGCGGGTATTAGCCGTCACAATAGTCTTCTCGATGTCAAAGCCCATTTCACCGAAGGCATTGGCAGCAGTAGATCCCAGAGCTTCAGCAGTAGCCGTAGCAATACCGATACCAGACTGGCCGGTGCCAGCAACGCCAGTAAAGACCGAGGTAATAGGAGAGAGGTTAGCGAACAGGAGGGTTGAAGCACTGTTAACAATGACACCAGTAGCCGTATCAAAGAATATCGTTGTGCCCGACACCGAGGTAATCCGCGTACCGGCAACGAAACCCGTACCAACGATGAGATCGCCGGCCGAAAGACCAGTGACAGCCGCCGAAAGGGTCATGAACAATGCGGTAGCAGAAACGCTAGTCGCGCTGATCGTGCCAGTGAAGTACGACGCCTGGGCAGTGGTAGGAGAACCTGCCACGGAAGGCTGAAGCGTAGTCACACCAACAACACCGCCATAAAGCGCATCATCGCCAGGAGTGACGATCGTCGCTCCGGAAATAGTGAGAGCAGTAGTGTACTTCGGCTTCAGAGCGAAGATCAGACCAGTAGGTCCACTCATCGGCTGAACACCAGCAACGTCGTAGGCGATCAGGTTCGGCATGGCCCGGCGGACCAGCGAGATCAGGATCGGATCGAAGTTCTGAATTGCACCGGTGCCCATATCGGCTTCGGTAATCATTCGGCGCTCTTCCTTCAGAGCCTTCTCTTGGTTTTCGAGCAACGCGGCCGTAACTTGACGGCGATAGTTGTCTTTAAAGGCTGGAGCTTCGGGGTGGTCCAGAACCGGTCCCCACTTTTTAATAGATTGTTCGGTGTTAAACATAGGATTATTTAGTTATTGAATACGGAGTTATTTATGGTTTGGGTTTTTTTCACTGTGCTTTACGATTTGGATTATGAGCTTCGGCGCGAGAGATAGCGCCCATGTATCGTTTCATATCATTCGACACGTGTGCCATACTATCTTCCTGACCTTCGACGATCACTTCGGAAGACTTGGCTCCAGACGCTCTGACTGTTTCATTCATGTTCTGCTCCAGAATAGGGGCGAACTTCTTAGACTGAGGTGTTTTTCCTGCAAAGAACGATTCCTTAATTACGGCAACTTTCTTCTTGAAGGCTTCGGCCGATTCAAAGACAGAATCCCTAGTAAGTTCATTGAGTTTGGAAGCCTGTGTAGTCGCCAATCCTTTCGCCGCTTCCGCGACAATTGATTTGCGAAGCAGAGACTCGTTCTGTTTCTTAGAGCTTACTATAGAACTCTGAGCTTCTTTCACTTGAACTTGAAGTTCGACGACGCGAGCATTCAACGATTCAACCAAGTCTTTATCAGCCTTGGGAACTTCGATGTAATTCTCGGCAAACACGTTCTTCAGAGAAGTGATGAAACTTTCAGCAATTTCGGTACGAAGAGTGGAATCAATCGCGACCTGATTATTCTTGATCCAGGATTCGACGACATATGTAAGATATGAATCGACCTGTTCTGTAACTGTATTCAAGATTTCATCAGCTCTAGTAGCCAATTTTACTTTATAGGCTTCATAGAGTTGTTTCCGACCAGCCCGGACTTTGGACTTTACGGCCGCTTCGAAGATGACCTTAGCTTTGGCTTTGAAACCTTCTGTCAGGTTATTTTCACCAGAGATCAGAGCATTCACGTCTTCTTCCATGTCAGCTTCCGGATCCTTGATGTACTTCAAGGATCCCGGATCCTCCTCGGAATCAGCTTCATCTTCGTCCTCATCCTCATCGGATTCAGATTCGTCGGATTCAGATTCGTCGGATTCAGATTCGTCGGATTCATCCTCATCGGAATCAGCTTCATCGGAATCAGCTTCATCGGAATCAGCTTCGTCGGCGTCACTATGTTCATCCTCATCGGAATCGATAACTTCACCCTCACCGGCCTCAGGCCCTTCATCCCCATCGGATTCAGAAGCTTCGCCATCTTCCGGAGTAGAGTCATCATCCGACTCGGAATTCATGAATTCAATTTCCACCTTCTCATCGTTCTCATTTGGTTCCTCTTGCGCAACTGAATCAGCAACCGAAACAGATATAGGATGCGTTACCGGCCTGCGCGCAGTTGGAGCAACCGCGATGGCTTTTTCGATATCCGACATGTCCTGATCCGATTCTTGAATCACCGTTTTATTACTTTGCTTTTTAAGCATTTGTTTTATTTTGGTTTGCGAGAGGAAATCCATTGGACCTCTATCTCATTATTTTCAATCTCAATTAAACAAACAGGTTTAATTTAAGTACCCATACCGATAACTCCCCGACTTTACAATCGGGAAAAATGTTACTGAACAGAAAATGACGAACAATCTTTTAGAAATGTAGTGAGCTCTTTGGCTTGCATTTCCTCGAGATATCTCGAAGGAGTCGCACTAATTTTTTTCTTGATGTTCTCGATTTTACGAGCAACGAATTCATTTCCGTTCTTAAAAAAATCTACACCCTCCATGATGCCTTCAACGAAGGCCGAAGGAGCCGATGGATCCTGCACAATGTCAATCGTGGAAAGCGTAAAGTCAGACTTGACATATGTCTTTCCACCTCTAGACTCGACCGATCCCATACCCCTCGAGGATACTCCAAGCTTCACACCGCCATCTAGGAGCCCCTTGACAATCATGCCCATGGGAGTATTCAGAATCAAAGCCTTTCCATGGACGTTATCACCATTCCATGATAGCTGAGTAATGCGATGACTTACTTTATCCAGATTGATCTGTGGACCATCGGGATGATTAAGTTCGCCCACCGCGCGACCGGTTGAAACAGATTCAGATATAAATCTGGCCACGGCTTCTTTCAGAATTTCTCGAGGATAAATTCGATTATTTCGATTCTGCTTTTCAGCCTGCATAAATACACCTTCGAGAAAGAATTTCTTCTCTCCATTCGAAGCAGCTTCAACCAGAGCCTTAACTCCAATTTCGTTGTATTCGCAGATTAGTTTCATGTTACTTTTGAGGCGAGACTTTCTTATTGAAAACCTCATCGACCAAGACAAGCTTTCGAATTTCTAAAGCCGCCATGGTTTTTTCGGCCAATCCGCGATTTAACGCCATTTCGGCTTTATCATTGGCACCAGCAACAATGCCGTGCACTATAGTTTGGGCATGTATATTCATCGATATTTTTATTTATACTTTTTCAACGTTTCGAATTATGCTTGAACCGGTTCTTCGGCCGGCTCTGCAATAATAGTATCGTCAGGTTCAATGGCCGGCGCTTCTGCGGAATCCCCTTCCGCCTGATCCTCCGCGGATAAATCCGGAATGGAAACGTTTCCGCCGGGCATGCCACCGGGCATGCCGAGATCATCTCCACCGCCCTGCGCCACATTTTCTCCGGCATCAACAGATATATCACCCTTGACCTTTTCCTGGGCAATTTCTAAATCCATCGATTCAATTTCCGAATCGGATTGACGAAGGACGTTACGACGAACCCACTTCTCCGAGAAATATCTTCCAATGAATTCACCTATCGAACTAAGCATCGCAACCCGGGCGGTCATAATTTCAAAATCTTTCAGTTCTGAGAAGTAGTTGTCCTTTTTAAAATCGATTACGATCTTCTCTTTGATGGCATGCCAATCATCTTCGACGATGATACCTTTCAGAAGGAGCTGAGTGTGAAGAAGATTGATGAAGATGTAGGAGAACTTTCGACGAAGGCGATCGATAAATTTCTGAAAGGATACTTCTTCCCGGGAAATTTCCGTAGATTTACCGGCCGTCCAGAGAGAATCTTTGGCTTCGAATCGAGAAAGAGGAACAGAGAGAGAACGATAGAGATTCCGCTTAAAGAACAGAATGTCTTCAATCTGACCGAGATTTTCTCCACCAGGAAGAGTTGTAATTTCTGTTCCTTTTCCACCCTCTCTTCGTGGAAGCCAGAAATCCTCGAGCATCGACATGTGTCGTCGATCATCTCGAACGGCGCCGGTCGATGCATCATACACCATCTTATTACGATACTTCGACATGATTTCTTGCATGTATTGCTCGGCCTTTCCCTTGGGAAGATTGCCAACGTCAATGTAGAATATGCGCCGTTCCGGTGCACGAGACATGCGATAAATTACCAGGGAATCTTCCATCATTCGAAGCTGATTCACCGGCTTAAGTGCCTTATGAATATTCGAAATTACTCTCCTATGAGTCGAATCCAGAAGGCCCGAGGGAACGTAACAGACAGCCAATGGATCAATCTTCAGACCGGTGACAGAATCGCCGGAGTTGACAGTCTGAGCGAGCTGACCGGCAATCTGATTTTCCGAGTAGACAAAATATTCGGCTTTGGTTGTAACTAACTTGACACCGGTCTCGGTATCAATCTTGGTATCTACTTCGCGAATTTTCCGCATCTTAATCGGATCAACGACTCGAAGTTCGCTAATTCCAGCCGCAGGATCTTTCGAATCTACGATGACGTGATAATACAATCGTCCATCGATGTACCATCTCCGAAAAATATCTGAGCAAGATTTCGAAAAATCCAGGAGCCGAAGGATCTCGTCGAATTCTTTCAGAATAGCTTCCTTTACGTCATCATCATAATTTAAATCGTTGAAACTCAGAGATACTGGAGCTCCAGATTCTCCAGCCGCAATTGCTTCGTCGACAATGTAATTGACGGCCATGTCGCATTCAGGCTGTTCGGCCGCATTGCGATATTTGAGAATTAGATCCTGATCAGAAGCTACAGCCGTGCCATCAATATCGACGTACTGACCAAAGTATCCGCCGGCGGTAATTACCGTTGAACCATCTTCGCTTTCCTTTGGAATAAACGATTTAGCTTCGACCGGTTCTTCTTTCTTCTCGGATGACGACACTAAAGCCAGTGGAGGAAGCGTGGCTCCAGAGTCTCTCCGATTTAAATCAGAATCGGCCTTGTCAATCTGTCGAGAAATTTCAAATCCAAATAATTTCATGCTCACTTCTATTTATCATTCAAAAAGAAGGGGGCAGCCTTAAGCTACCCCCTCCTCGAGATCTGACTGAGTATAGCGAGATTATCAAGCAATCGATGCGCCAGCTCCAAGATTAACGTTGCCAATCCTACCACTAACGTTCACGGCCAAGTCCGCGCTAAGTCCAGTGATAATACCGGGGACGCCGGCCGCTCGTTTATTACCCGTGAACTTCGAAGAATTGGATATCCAATATTGATATTCGAATGTCACTTCGAATTCTTCGACGGCATCGTTAGTCTCATATGCAACCTCGATCGCACCAATCGATGTAGGAAAGGCGTCGACAAACAGATATCTCTTGATATCATTTCCAGCCTTATCCATCTGAATCACCTGCAATTGACACATGTAGTTATTGAAATTGACGTCACCTGTATTCGAAGGCGAAGGATTCGTGATATCAATCCAATTTTCGAAGGCATTTCGAAGATCGAATGTACTATCATTGATGACCTTAATAGTCCACACATCAAAGGTGCGATCGCCAGGAATCTTAAATTTGCGACCTCGAAAAGGAATTTCAATCTTACCTTGCGTCGATGCAGGAAGACCCGCCGACTTAATCATGAAGGTAGCCTGTTCCTGATTTCCGCCCGTCCTACTTGGAAAGGGACATTCGACCCGAAACAAATTAGCCCGAGCGCCACCACCAACCAGCCTCGCTTTAAAATCGTTTAAGCTATGCATATTTTTTATTAGTTAAATTTAACCGCTATTAGTTATTGAATAGTATTTATTGTTAAGCTCCGGCGACCTCGGCGAAAGAAACACCGCTGCGAGTGGCAATGAAATTGAGCGAGATGAAATTGATCGAACGAGCCGGTTTGATGAAGATATCCGCGACAAACCGATTTGTATCAATTACTTCAGGTGTATTGTTAGTCGAATCACAGACGACGAGGAAATCAGTGATGCCCCTTCGTCCTGCGATCTCTCGAAGAAAAGGTTCAACCATGTTCCGGAACATTGCCTGTGTAAAACGATCATTCAATTCGAAGAGCTGATACTTGGCCGCCGTGGCAATTGCTTTCTCGAGAACAATGAAAAGCCTCCGCACGTTGATCCGATCGAATGCCGACGGTTTAGCCTGCGCAGTCTTATCACCAAAGAGAATAATACCCTGGCCAGGAAACGAAACAATCGGATTGACCGAAGCCTTATAGAGCTCATCCCGAGATGTCTGAGTCGGATTGAATGCGAGTTTAGTAACACCCCTCAGATTTCCACGATTATATCCGGCCGGAGAAAACCAAGCATCGGCGACCAGATCAGCATTGGCGCAAAGTCCGGCCATGTGTCCACAAGCTGGAATCCAAATATAGTTATCTTGGTATTTGTTGTAGACGTAAAGCGGAGACGAGTCAAAGACGGAATACGAATTGCGCGCGGCCGTTCCATCATTAAACTTAGCCAAAATCGCAGCTTGCTTAGCGGCTTCAGAAGTCTGTTGGTAAAGAAGAGGAGGAGCCGAGATGAATGCAATTGTGTCTTTGCGAGCCTCGGCAATCTGCTGAGCTTTCGCTTCGCCCGTGCTAAGCGCGGTAGCGCCGGTGAAGTCACCGGTGAATAGAAGATTGACGTCGATTGTTGCCGCATCGGCAAATACATCTAGAGCTGTTGAAATCGATCCGGCAGTGCCGATAGTAGCGCCATCAGATCCCGATGAACCCCCCGGCCCCTGAACTCCACTCAGATAATTCACTGATCCCAGAATGTGAGAAAGCGCTTCATCACGATCTGGAAGCTCAACGTATGTAGCATCGGTCGATGCAAGTTCATCGCCCGTAAGATAGGTACTTATGAAACCGGCGGAATACACGTAGCTCGAATTGCGATTTATGTAATCCTTGTAGAAGTTATTCGTACCATCCGCACGTTTGCTATCCGAAAGAAGAGAAAGATTCTGGAATTTTTCCAGAACTGTTCCAGAAGTTCCACTAATTCCGCCATCCAAATCAATGACCAGGGCGTGAATTTCATCGGCTTCGAAAAACGTAAACGGCACGCTGCTCGCAGTGCTTACTCCCTCTGAAGCCGTGATCACGTAATTCGACCCAGAAGATGTAAAGCTACTGACTTTGATTGGCCCATTGGCGGGCAAATTGGCAGAGGAAACCACGTACATCGATGTTGTCAGAGGCACTGTCGAAAAGGCTGATGCCGGAACAGTAATTGTACTCGTGGTCTCTCCGCTACTTGTGCCGGTCACCGTTACGAATGTAGGATTATTCGAGTTGAACGTAGGAATGTAGTCAAATTGCTTCGCATATACATCATCCGGATCGGTCCGGGCAGTTACTATGAAGACACCCAGGGAATTCCCCTTGGCACCCGGATACCGAGCGACGAATGAAATATTTGACGTCGCCGCCGACACCACGGCATTATTATTAAATTGATCAATATTACCAATTTTCTGACTCGAATATGTCGCAGTCGAGCCCGAGACATACAGCGAGGAAAGGTTAATGGTATCACTAATACCTATAAGTCCGGCAGAAGCCGTGTTACCTATTGTGAAAGTAGCCGTGATCGCATTCCCAATTTGGATGAAAGAGACAGTACTAGTGGATGAAACCGGCCGAGTGATAATGGTGTTTACCGTATACCCCGGGGTAGTAGAAGTAGCGCCTACAGTAAGAAAGCTGGTAGAAGTAGAACTCTGTGTACCTATCGTAAGTGTAGCTGTCTGTGCAGTTTTTCCGAGTAAGATGGCGCTGCTGCTGAAGGTAGTACTGCTCGTACTAGAGCTTGAGTAAGTTGCAGTCACGGTTAGCGTGGTTTTGGCGAGGAAGGTCGAAACCGCATTGACACAATCGTCGCCCGCGGACCTCGACACTTTCAGCGTATTTCCATACTTTAAATAGCTAGCTGCAGTTAGAAAACTACGAGCATGTGCAGCATCTGGTTTACCGAAATTGAGTAGAAGATCTCCTTCCGAAGCACATGTGATGGCCGTACCGGTTGGCCCCCACTTAAATGGACCGGCAAAAGCGCCAATCGATGCCGAAACGGCCGGAACTACGTTTGTCAAGTCCTTTTCAGTAACTTGAACGCCAGGAGAAACGAGAAATGCCATAATAGTTGTCTTTCAGTTAGTATTTAATAAGTTGGTACATGATAAGACTTGATTCAATAAACTTTATTTATTCAAATTAGAAGCTTCACAGCCTTTCCCATTCTTCCATCTTATTTACCATTTCCATATAAATCTCCATAGATCGTGTCGGAATAGCAGAACCGGCGTTTCCTAAAAAGCCTGGAGGTACCAATTCATCTTCCATTCCCTTTACCTTCTCGGCAAATAGCATATCCTTCAATTCGCCGTCTTTCAATTCGGCAAATGGTGTAGTCAAAAACCATGCCAGAAGAACCAGATTCATGGCCAAATCGTCGTGAGAACCGTCGGCTCCTTCATAGGATTCTCCTCTGGCTTCGAAGGTAGAAAGTTCTACGATCGTATCGGCGTCATTGATTATGAGCTTTCGGCTTTCAATCAAGTCCTTCAGAAAAGAACAGCCGATTTTCTTGACGCGCTTAGTCATTGTCACACCGATGCCACCACGAACATTTGATTCTACAAATGTATTTTCATACTCCATGTCGTAATACACACCATTGCAAACAACCTGTCCGACGTCATTGTTTTCAATGATGACAAGTGCCGAATTAAACCTCTTGGCCAATCCAACAATCAGATCGGGAAATATGAGAGGTGACATCATGTTATCACGAAAAGTTGCCACCTGTTCAAATGGACGAGCCGTCGCATCGAAAACCGAAATGGTGGAATAATCCTGTCCTCGTCCTTTCGAAACGTCGACCAGGAGGAAATACTTATGTCCTTCAATGGGTTTCTTGTAGATCTTGATTCCGCGAATAATTTCTTCGGGGCCAATGGCTTTAAGCGCCAGGAGAAATTCAGGGGCAATCAATGTATCCGTAGATCCCAGCGCGCAGTTGCCAAATTCTTGGTCGAATTGCATCTGAGATGTATTGGCAATCGTCTGCGCTTTCCACTTCTCATCTCTTCCAGGAACATCCCACCAATCAACACGAAATGGTTTATATTCATTGATCCCTTGAACGGCGCCTTGCCATAGGCGATAATATAGATTCACTACGCCATTGAACGTCGACGTCATGATTACCTGAGACTCCTTTCCCGACGAAATGACTGGATAGGTAGATGTGTAGAATCTCTCCGCATCATTGACAAAGGCAAATTCATCAAGATATAGTAGAGAGATAGATAGACCTCGAATAGAATTGCCAGAGGTGGCTGCCGCAATGATCCTAGAATTATTTGAAAAGGATATCGAACCCTTGTTTAGAGCTTTGCAACCAGGCTGCAGAAAGAATGGAAGATTCTCCAGAGCCAGAGTTATGCGAGATAGCATTTCGCGAGCCGTCGATCCTTTGTTAGCCAGGATAGCAATTGTCTTATCGGATTGAAAGATGGCATACCAAAGAATAAATATGGATGCACTTACAGATTTCCCCGACTGCCGGCATGCCAAGACAATGTTAAAGCGATTCTCTCGAAACTGCTTGAACATCTGTTCTTGATATGGATAGAGATCGAATGGAACCAAGCCTCTATCCAGATTGATGACCTTGCAATACTTTCGAGCAAAGTATACCGGATCATCCATGCACTTCTTGTATTCTTCAACCTGCTTCTTGGTAAAATTCTGAAGAATGCCATCGCGCTTGACGGAATTATTCCCTAGGTATGAGAGACCTAATTTGCCCTGATCGATTATTCGCTGCATGGCACATCGATTATTTCTGAGGATGCAGAGGACAGTCTCTTCTGCAGATCTGCCGTAGTTCCTATAAACACGGCAAGATTCGTTGGATTTGAAGGATGATCGCTATTATTTTTCTGAGGCGCCAGAATGTCTTTCCTCTTGCGTTGCAAATCCATCAACTTATCTGTCATGTCAGAAGTAGTCTGGAGCATTCCAGCTAGGACTTCATATGTTCGAGGATGTTCGGCCTCTTCGGCCACCATCATCAATCCTTCCAATGAGTGTTCAGCTTTGTCAATTAGGCTCTTGAGTCTTGCCCTGGAAAATTTATAGTCTTCTTCCGAATCAGATATCAGATCTTCTTTTTCAGGTTGCTTGAATAGGAGTTTCGAAGGAGGGGGTGTAGTTCGAACTGCAACCGGTAGATTTGATTCTAGGGCTTCGAGTAATTTACCAGACTTCGATTCAATCTTCTTCATAGTATAATCGCATATGCGCTAGCGTTTATGCTTATTTTTTCGCAATAGGCGATATAATGTAATGCAACCGATAATGACGCCGAGGATCAGTGAAAACAGTCGTAGACTAGTTTCGATCTGTGGCATGAATGATACGGAAATGCCGCCGACCGAAGCTCCAAAGCCGACGGCGCCGTTTATCAATGTGTTGGTGTGGTCGTTCATAGACAGTTTTGTACCGATTATTAGAATTTCGTGACCATCACTTTGAAAGTTCCACTGGCAGGATTAACTGCGGTGCTGAGGTTGAAGTTGCAGAATCGCACGGTGACCGTGTTAGCCGCCGAAACAAAGCCATAGTAGCTAGTATTCGTACTCAATGTTGCGCTTAGGGCGCCAACGCTCACAACATTCCCAGTCGCCGCGTTCGTGACGGTGATTGTCAAATCGCTACTGGTACCGGCTGCCGTGCTCGGGAAATCTAGCGTGGCCGTACCATATAGAATGTTCGTGACGAGATTGTTAATGGTGTTGGTCAGCCCGGCCAGTGCGGTCTGTTGCACGGCGTTGGTGACTTCAGCCTGAACGATGCTATTGGTGATCGTGCGAACTAGATTTGTCAGGTAATAGAAATTGGTGTTGATCTTTCCAAATGCGATTCGAAGTGTATCACCGGTCTTATCATTATTAGCCGCGCCAGTGTTGATGACACTAATATTTGTAGGCTGTGCATTGGCTATAAAATGGCCAGGCACGATCAATGCCATCCACATGCATATGAGTAACGCAAATTTTTTCATGTTTCTATTTATGTTTTAATTTGTTGAGGCATCGATATCGACAGAATCGGCTGTTACATCAGTTGAATCGGCCGATGCAAATTCAGTAGTACCTGGGAATATGAAGCCCTGATCAAATCCGAATGTGTCGGCCGTGCTTATGATGGCATAGTTGTCGGGAGTATCATCGACCGATGATACCCCAGCGTGGAGATATGTGCCAGTGATAGATGTTGGATCCATCGATGGAATCAGAGCTACCTCAACAAAGCGAATGACTCCTTGCGTCGAAGGAGGAGATGAGAATCTCACTCGCATTGTAAAATCCAGACTATAGACAATTGTCCTTCGCACATCAATAGCTCCAGAATAATCATCCTGCAGAGCTATAGAGTTAAGCGTAATCGGAACATTGACCGATAAACCAGGCGCCTCCATGTCCTTTACAACAACTGTGTATTCAGGTTGAAATTCCGGAAGAATCTGCTCTATGCATTGCAGAACATCATCTTGATTTGTCGCATAGACACTGAGTTGCATTCCAATTAAGTATGGAACAGCCGCCCAAGAAGTCTTCTGATGGAGAGTGTCGCCGACAATTGGAATTCGATTTTGATTCAGACGATTGAGTTTTGCGCTTGTATCATATCGAATCGAAGTGATTTCGAATGACATGCGCGGCACTTTAATCGCCACCTTGTCGGTCGAAAGATCGGCTTGCTGAGTAATTCTGGCCAGAAATTTCTTCTTAGGACCATAGGCTATAGGCACCCTCTCGATATTCGATATCTTTCCATCTTCGGCGACGCGACCAATCGTAATATTGTTGAACAGTGTTCCAAATATGGCTACTGATTTTTTGACAACCTGATTGTAATGATATGTTCTAGTTAGCATAGCGATTACACATCATCGGTAGATCCAAATGGATTCACGGCCGTGAAATCAATAAATTCAGTTGCCAGCCTCTCGATTGGATTATTTTGAATTGAAACGTTGCTATCACTGAGAGCCGCATCACCATCTGTCAGAGTGTACACTTGCATAAGTGTACCTGTCGCGGCCGTGATCTCCGAAGAGATTACAACAGATGAAGCCAGAGGATGAATGGTCCCATCGGTAAACGAGAGATTGGATAGCTGAATGTAGTAAGGATATGTTTGAGCTTGTACGTACTTTAGATCGGTAATTTTAGCCCGGCCAGTGGCGCCAGACTGATAGAGGAGTGTTACGTACTCATTTAGATTAAATTTAATCGATGCATCGGCATATGTAAACGTTCCACGATATGAAGCTTCAGTTGACATTTGATTCTGAACGGCATCGATTTGCTTGATTCCAGTATTTAAGTCTTCTCCACGATACTCGAAAAGTTGGAGCGTCATCTTATAGACTGGAAGATTATTCAATTGATGGAATGGAGATTCTAAATCAACCAGCTTGATTTCAAAGAGACCCTTGATATCTGGAATGTAAACCAAATCGCCTTCCGAAGGACGATAGTTGTTAAAGCCTTTGTTCCACCTACCAATCGATTGTTCCCAACGTCTCCTAGAAACTGCAATCTTCAATTGATTACGAATTTCTAAGCCAAATTTAGACATTAGAACGCCGTCGCCTTCATATCCTTCAACCGACTCAATGTACATCTCGATGTTAAAAGCCGCATCAAATCGAGTCTCGGTATCTTCATTCAGAAGCATGTCTTGCGAAACAATGTTCCGAGGTAGGTAGAACATGTCGAATCCGTAGACCTTAATCGATTCTACGATTAGATCTTCGAATAGAGCTTGCTCGCTCTTCACTCTCTGATTAAAATAAACGGAGCGAGGCATGGTGGTGTATTTATAGCAGTCAGTCTACGTAGAATTCAACCCACGTAAAAATCTACAGGGGTTTCCCACACGGATCGTGCTTCATCGGCCAATTCTTTAAGTTCTTCCTTGGCCTGTGACATCAGCTCAGATCCGTCGATTGTTACGCCGCCAGGTAAAACCATTCCTTTAAATTTGAAGAGGTTCTGAGCCCATTGTCGCTTAATCAGTGCAGTTGCATACCTCTTCAGGTATTGATCGTTGTATATCTTGACGTAGTCATTAGGATTCAAAGTCTGATAAGATTCAATGATAATCCATGAACCAACTGGAATTCGCAATGTCCAATCGCAGTTGATGTATAATTTCGATTCGTTTCTCGAAAAAATGATACCCTGATCCATTCCATTCAAAGTCATGTCGATGAGCGAGAGATACTGCCTAGTCATCTGGTAATTGATTAGAGTTCCCGGGCTTCGAAGATTGTATAGATCATTGAGGTGAAGCTGATAATCGGCCGAGAACATGTTCGAGGAAATTCCAGAGGTGCCGATTGGAAGAACTCGAAGAACGTAGATTAACTGATCGGGAAGAGCCAGATACTTGTTGTCGAAGTCTTGCTGAGTAACCTGATGCTTGTAGAAATTACGAACAACGGCATCGGTATGAAAGTTCTGGTAAAATTGAATCGCCTCATCGATCCGATCTTCGATCTGATCGTCATCGACGTTGATCTCCAAGACTGGAGAACCTAGTGAACGAAGGCAGTAATCAATTAAATTCTGTCGAGATGCTGGATTGGCCATGCCTCATATTTATATGAAAGACCAATTAGGGAGATGAAGACTTACTCCAACGATTCATTTGAATAAATTTGGAAAGAGCTTCGGGCGTAATAATATAATTGCCATCAATATGCGACTGCATTCCATAGTCCGGAGTCAGAGGCGGAAAAAATCTCTTTCCATAGATTGCAATCAATGCGTTATACCTGTCACGGGCCAATGGAGTAATCTTAGCAGAATTACCTTCGAAGGCAATGAATCCAGAACTTTGATTTGTTCCATCCCAACTTGGAATCGAAGATTCAACTGTCTGAGGAATTACGGTTGTCGTACATCCACACCCCGAACTTATCAGACCAAAGATCGAAACGAGAATGATTAAAGACGCGAAAATAGCAGTTACATCTCGACAGATGCATTCCATCAATTGATTAAATTTCATATAGTTATTCGGCGAGTTGTTTACGAATTTCAGCTATATCTTTATGGGCGATCGCCTTGGCCGTCCTATCATTGGCATCAACCTCGCTCTGAGCCTTAGCTGCGATCTTCATATCTGGAGCATTCTTGTCAGATGATCGGCCACTGGCCCATGAAAAGATAGCCGTGATAGCCGAAAAGATAGATGATAAAAATTGCATAGCCTATGTTCCTTTATTTCGGCGCCGTCAGAATACATGCCTCTCTAATTCCTCTAGAAAGACCCAATAGAACCGGCACTATATATGGAGATTGTTTTTCGAGATTATTGGCAACGAGCACGCCAAAATAATCCGAGTAGAGTTGAATTGCATCATTTAACATGTCAAGGGCAATCGGATCTGGAATGATGCTCGAAAAACAAGCCCGCACGGATTCAGGAGTTGTATTTGTAGTTCCTATGGCAAGTTCCAAAGCAATTACGACCCGTTGAAATCCAGCACGAAGTTCTGGATTTTTTTGAATGACGGCGATCGTCCCAAGTTTACCAGCAATGCGAACTGCATCACCGGTAGTTCTCGGATCAATGGCAACGTTTCCAATCGCAACAACTCCTGTTGGATTTTGCGAAGTTTTACATCCAGTTGTAGTTGTAAAGAATACTGCGGGCAGGAGAATTAAAGTAAGAATTTTATCTACGAAGTATTTCATAATAATAGTCAATGATGGATTACGGAACCTTTGAAATCGCAGTCTCGGAAAGAACGTGTTTATCTGCATCTGGTGTAGATTGAAGTGCTTTCAGAGCCGTCAGGCCGGCCAGTGAAGCCGATATCAGAAGCTTAAATGCTGCAGCCCAGTCATGTTCATGGATAATTAAATCAATTGGGCCGGCAACGATTATTGGAAGAAACGCGATTAGGAAGTAAAGCTTGCTTTTTTTCATGTATATTTATTTATTTGATTTTTCAATAGTAGTGCCAGTATTAGCAGTTTCGGTTGTCGAAGGCGCCAAAGGAGATTCGTTCTTTCGTTCCTCGACGTGCTGAGAAAATGTTGTAGAGCGGAACATTTTAAGAGCGAGGAACGCCGCCGACGCTGCTCCAGTTATCGTGCGAAGCCAGAATAGAGTTATTGGCGCAACGTACTTTGCCGCTTCATCAGTGCCAAAGCTAGTGGAGAAAAATCCGAACAGCGCGATCGCACAATAGAGAAAACCGTCAATATAGGCCGCTGGAATTGGTGGCGGTTTTGAAACGTAATTTACAACCGATCGAATCATATTGGTTTTCTATTCGTTGAATTCTTTGGACGGTTTAGCATTGTCATCCTTCGCCGCCGCGGTCAACAGGACCACGATGAAACCGAAGCATGCGCATATGCCGATAATTGTAAGTGTGATAATCATTTCTTTTATATTAGTTATCAAATTTCCGGCCGGGGACGGCCGTCGTCATCAATCCTCGACTATTTTCACGCGGACATTTTCCATGACGCCAATGGTCACATCGTTGGTTCCGTCCCTAGTGAGCATGATGCGAATTAGGGTGGTGTTTGACTTTTTGGCGTCAATGGCATCCCAGATCGTGTTTAATGTCTCAGTGCGCGCTGCGTTGAGTTTGGCGTTGCGGAAGAATTCGCGATGCATGGGTTGCCCAAATTCTTGGGCAAAGGTGTAACCCGCGGCGATCGCCGCGATGATGGAGAGATAGATGATTGTTTTTTTCATGATGGTTTAATAATGGTTAACTAACTAGTACTATATAGGCGTTAAATTTCTGGTTCTGGTGGTGCATCATTAATACGGTATTGATGCACAACAACACGGAAGGTGCCGGACGCAGGGTTTTGAGCAGCGGCCAGCGGGAGAAATCTACCGTAGGCCACGCCGTTTGAAGCAAATCCAGAATAGCTGCCAATGATTGATGTCATGGCGGCTTGTGGCGGCGAGATGATGACTACATCCCCATCTTTGACGCCGGTGATTGTTGCGCCCAGATCGGCCACGGCACCGATGCCGGTCGATGGAAAATCCCACACGACATTCGTGGTGAAGGTGTTGGTCAAAACAGCGGAGAACGCCTGAAACCCGACGCGCAGACCGGCGACGGTGGTGCTGTTGGTGGTGCCGGAATTGAAGGTGCGGGTGGCGTTGCCGAGAAAGATGTTGCCATTCGTCACCAGCAAGGCTGGGGTGCCTGCGCCCGCGCCGTATCCAAAGGTCATCATGCCGAGTAGAGAAGTATCATAACGCGAAAACGACACCTCGTCGTAATTCCCTGATGCCCCTTGCCTGAATATCGTATAAATTCCACCCGATCCAAGAGATGTCTGACCAATTCCAAACCCTCCACCTGTTGAGGATTCTGAATAAATTTTGCTATAGCTGCTAATGTGTTTGGTTGCGTTCACCACACCGTTGGTGATCGACACATAATCGGTTCCGTTTGTGATTATTATGTTTGTAGAAGAAATTCTGTCAAAATACGCCTGCCCCAAATTAGTCAGGCCACGACTCCTGCCGTTGGTCGTGGCGATGTAGTTAGTTCCTGACGAAGTAATAATATTATTAGTGGTGCGAGCGCCCATATAATTTTGTAGCACGACGGAAAGATTGGTTCCATCGCTCCACAGGTGGCCTCCCTGCCCACTCAACGAGTTCGGTGCGGTAAAGGGAGTAGAGGCTGGCAGGATAAATCCGTTTGTAGAAATGACAACTCCCGGAACGATCAGATTGTTTGTGGCCCGGCTGTTTCCAAGCGCATCCACTATTTCCAAGCTAGCTCCATTTCTTTTCAGTGCAGGAAAGTTTGAATTTACTGGGCCGAAAATAAGCCGACCAAACGTACTGTTGTCATTATCGCGTAGCTGAATTACCCCGACTTCTGCGGCTGCGGCAAGTGAAATCAGTCCTCCAAGATTTCCTCCATAGTAAGTTGAATAGATGTTTGGGGTATTAACTATGTACGCAGCATTAAAAATATGTGCGTTAACGGAACTACTACCGCTAGCGGTTATATTGCCCGTTGTAATGATGGTTCCGTTTGTAATTTGCACCGTGTTGGCGTTAGTGCCGACAATGAGGTTGGTGACAACCAGCCGGTCAGAATACGCCTGCCCCAAATTAGTATGGCCACGGCTCATGCCGTTGGTCGTAGCGATGTAGTTGGTGTTCAGGTTGGCAATGCTGTTGGTCAGGCCGGCCAGTGCGGTCTGCTGCACGGCGTTGGTTACTTCTGCTTGCACCACTCTATTGGAAATCGAAGTGATGTTTGCCACTGATCCAGCATTGGTAGATTCAGCATTAACGATCCTATTAGAAATAGAAGTAATGTTTGCCTCAGCCGTCACCACTCTATTAGAAATAGAAGTAATGTTTGCCACCGATCCAGCATTGGTAGATTCAGCATTAACGATCCGGTTGGAAATAGAAGTAATGTTTGCCACCGATCCAGCATTGGTAGATTCAGCATTAACGATCCTATTAGTCAATCCGGCGAGTGCCGTCTGCTGGCTGGCATTAGTGGTTTCAGCTGCCACTACCCTATGGGAAACAGTAGTAATGTTTGCCACCGCGCCGGCGTATGTAGATTCAACTTCAATGACGCGGTTAGAAATAGAAGTAATGTTTGCCACTGACCCGGCATTGGTAGATTCGGCTGTCACTATCCGGTTAGTCAATCCAATGAGTGCCGTCTGCTGCACGGCGTTAGTGGAATCTGTCAGAGTGAACATGTTA